TTCCAAAGCATAGTGTATAGGTAAAGAAAGCATTAAGTCCCATACCAGGAGCTTGTGCGAAAGGTACGTTTGCAATAAATGCCGTTAAAAATGTGCCTATCGCGGCGGAAATACAAGTAGCTAACATTACAGCTGTATAATTCATTCCTGTTGCGGATAACATATTAGGATTTACAAAGATAATGTAAGCCATAGCTAAGAAAGTTACTAATCCGCCGAGAAGTTCTTGACTGACTGTTGAACCGCGTTCTGTAACATGAAAGCGGCGGTCTAAAAATTCACTCATAAAAATGTCTCCTTTTTTATTTATTTAATCACATTAGATGCGATTATTTACAAATATCTGTTTGTTCAATATCATTCAATAGAGCATCTTCAAGAATATTGCATTTCGCGCGAAGACCACGCTCAGGAGTTGTTGATTTTAGAGTAAGATTTAAAATAATACCAACAACAATGGCAAGACAAATGCCTGTGATATTGAATGAACCATAATTAATTGCTAGACCAGATGTACCAACCATTAGCATAATTGCGAAAATCCAAATTGTCTTTTGGTCGTCAAAATTAATTGATGTTTTCTTCAAAAATTTAATAGCTGAGGCACCAATCATGCCATAGCAACAAATACTTGCGCCCGCAAATACAGCATTAGGTAGAGCGAGAATGAAGCTGCTAAATGGGCCAAAGAAGCCAAGTACAATTAGTTCAATTGCGGCGAGTAATGTAATATAAATACTTGCGCATTTACTAATTAGAATTGTAGATAAATTTTCTGTATAGGTTGTATTTGGTTGAGCGCCAATAATAGTTCCAATAAATGAACCAAAACCATCACCAATTAAAGTACGATGAAGTCCTGGGTCAGTTAGGAAATCACGTTCGCAAATGTTAGAAGCATTAATTACATCTCCTAAATGTTCTGCGAGGGCTCCAAGAGCGACTAGGCTGAAACTAATCAAGATTTGAGGTACTACACTCCAATCAAAGGTATTAAATGAAACGTGCATAAATGCGAAATCTGGAACAACAAATATCTTCATATTCTGGAAGTGAGATAAATCTACTAGATTCTGAATGCCGCATAGGGCAAGAATAATACTTACGATATATCCGCCTAATACGCCAAATAAAATAGGCCAGCGTTTCATTAATCCTTTACCATAGAAAGCACATACTAATACAAGTACCATAGTAAAGAACATTACACTAATACCAAGTAGTGAATATTCACCATTAATTTGAGCATAAGTAGGAATAAAGAAACCAAGTTGAATTGAAATAATTAAAATAATCGCACCTGACATTACAGGAGTAATTACTTTTGTTATCCAATTTACACCAAATTTCTTTACTAAGAGTGCGGCGACACTATAAATAATTGCTATTGTGAGGCCGCCAATCATTACGCCTAAGAAATTCTTTTCTACTGGGCCTGCTAGAGCAATTGCTCCAATTACTGCGGAAACTGTGGCGCCGCTATTGGAGATTACTAAGGGCGCGCGAAACTTTGTAATACATAAGAAAAATATAGTTGAAATACCTGCCGCGACAAGACCAGCAGTAAGATTTGTGCCGCAAATGAGGGCGATAAGTAACGTTGCTGTAATACAAGAGAACATTACTTGTAATGAATAACCAATTAATTCTTTCATAGTTTTAGGCTTATCATCAATTCTATAAATTAAATTTGTATTATTCATATTATTCTCCTTTATTCTTAAGTTGTTCTTTTAAAATTGGTAAAATTTCATCAAATGAATTATGTAAGGTATTATCTGCAGTTGCTGCTAAAATCATTCCATATAACATCTAATTTATACTAAAACTACGTCGCCAATCTTTCTCATTTAGATGATTGGTGCGAATATCAAAGTAATGGGCATAATTTTTCTTAGATTGAATATCTTTAATGATGTCAATTAAAGCGTCTAAAATTACTTCTTGTGGATATTCTTGTTCAATTCCGTAGTTTACTGTTTTCATGAGTTTGTCAGCCATATATTTCCAACCATAAAGAACACCCATTTCACACATAGTTCCAATAGCAGATTGCTCAGGACACAAAACAGTATAATCACTATTCCATAAACGTTCAATATCTGCTTCGCAAATTTTCTCTGCTAAATGATTATTTTCTTCTTCTGTCATATTAGATTTATCATTTATAGATTTGTTCTAAACTGGGCTATATACTTCACCAGGTATTCCTGCCGCTTTGAATTTATCATATTCTTCTTGGCGCGCAAGATTACTACCATGAGTCATAATATCTCCGCCTAAATATCCTAAAGGTCTTTTTTGTTCCATATTTATTACTCCTTATTATTTAAAAATGTCCAAATAATATCATACATATGTACTTTAAATTCTTCTGGCTGCTCTTCTAGTGGAAGCTGCCACCAAGCAAGGCCAGCATCTGGATGTTGATTAAAATATTCAGTTATTATATCTTCCCAGACCTATGTTTTATCATATTTTTGTTTATTCATCATTTTTACTCCTTTTACCAAATATTTGTTCAATACGTAAATCATTATACTCTTTACGCATTTTTTCTGCTTCTTCTAAATATTTTACCATACATTCTGGTATAATTATAGGGCCTATAAAATCTTTGTCAGGAATTGATTTTATTCTAAATCCTTGAAACATGCCAATAAAATTATCCATAATTTGATTCTTCCCCCGCTTCAATGGCGATGTTTATGCATTCCATAACCTTTTCTTTATATTTATCAGGCAGTATTTCAACGGTTTTCATAATAATATTAAATTCTTCTTCTTTCATATTTGCTGCAATTGTTTCCAGAGAAAGTAAATATTCTTCAAATATTTCTTTATTCATCAGTTTCACACCCATATAGTCTACTTCTTAAACTTAATTCATTATATAAATTATTTAATTCTTTCTCATATTGTCGTTTGTTTTCTTCTTCTAATTCTTTCATATATTGAAATAGAGTACGGGATATTGTTAATTCTTCTTTATCTTCAATAATGTTAACTTTTTCCCACGAAACATACCAATAAATTCTTTTGTTTCTAATTCCATATTATACCCTTTTTATTTTATTATAACATATTTTTTCAAAAAAGTCAAATAAAAAAGTGGGGCTTTTCAGCCCCATAAAATTTTAGACAAAGTACAGTCTTTTACGTCAATATCTCCTTTCCTAATCGCTTTTAAAATTGGATGCCGAATAGAAATATTTTCGCGTGCAGTTGATACCATCATCCCATTAATACTTACTGGACACATATACCAATCTTTTTCAAAATTGTCTCTTAATTCAGTTTTAAATTCTTCTGTTAGTCCAGCCACTTTACATAGTTCAACAATTTTACCTTCTCCGTCATATACTCCGACAAGAATACTTGCTGGCCAATTATAATAATAGTTTTTTGAGATAGGTATATATGGGCCACCGAGTCGATATTCACCAAAATATTCTCCGTAAAGTTTTTCTCCGGTTCTAGAATTCTCCCAAAATTGCCAATGACTAATTTCTCCGCCATTATAATTTTTTTCACAAGGTACAGTAGCAATAATGAAGCAATCAATATCAGAAGAAATTTCTTGTTTTACTTTTAGACTATCCCATGCATGAGGACCTCTTTTTCCAGGCTCATATTTAGCGGAACGTTTATAACAAACAGCGCCTTCCCCTCCATGAGAAAAAATACGTCCAATATTATCAAAGAAATTTTCATTCATTGGAAAGTAATCTACGCCCTGAACTAATGGAGAATTGATACGTTTAACAATTTCTGGAATATGACTTATACGAAATTCAAAAGGGTCATCCATAATAACAACGCCATCAATTGCAAGAACATCAAAAATTCTCCATTTTAATGGATTATCTTTTTGCCGCGCGAGTGCCTTTGGAGTAAGGCAACGAAGTACTGCGCCAATATCTTTATCAATATCACCATCTCGATAAATTTCACCGAGAATAACTGTTGTTCCTAAGGGAAATACTTTTACTACATTATCCCAAAACATTACTTTATCTTGAATTTCTCCATACGTTCCAGTTACCTTAGAAATTCCACGAGTTTGCAAAGCATTACGCTCAGGAGTAATAATCGCGCGGGACCAATTGCCATCAGTCTTTAAGCCAAATAAATATTCTCCAGAGTCAATCATTTGCTCTAATTTCATCCGTCTTTCTGTTTTAGAAATTGTTGATGGCATAGACCAATACTTCATAGGCTCACTTGTAAAAAAGTCCATATTATTGCTCCTTTATAATTTCTTCAAGAATTAATTTAATAGAATCATCTAAATCTTCTAATTTGCCGCGATTTTCAATAATCCAATCAAAGGCAAAGTTGTCTAATTGATTTTCACTAATATGATTTAATTGCTATTCTGTCATGTTTGGATTTTTATAATCACTACCGTCTTCATTATATCTATTAACTCTTACAGTAATAACTTTTTGATTATGATCGCAAACTCGTTCATATTCATTAATAAAACGCCAATCTGGAATTAAAACGACATCAAAATCATTTTTTGCTGCGCCAATAAATTTTGCTACAATTGATGCCCAATAGTCTGGGTCATAATTACGCATCATATGTGTTCCGATACCTTGTAATAGATTACGGCCTCTCTCATCTTTTTCGCCGTCCCATTTATAATATTGAATAGCATAATATTTTACTAAGTCGGCAAAGTGGATAATTAATGTATTGTAATTTATTTGTTTAAGTTGATTTTCTATTAAATTAGCTATAGTATCTTTACCTGAACCACTTTTACCGCTCAACATTATTACTTTCATTAAACATCTACTCCATTCTTAAATTAAAATAAAAACGAATAAAATCTTGTTCTTCGCCAGAAAAAGAATTTGTATACTCATTTAATATTTTAAGCATTTTTTTAGGATTCTGTGCTTTTAATGCACTTTCAAAAATTAATTCTGCGCCCAACTTCGTTTCGGTTGAAATATTGGCAAAAATTTCTTTCATTATTTGTCACCTTTCATTGCT